GGGAATAATTACTTACCCGCAGGTTGGGCCTCATCGGGGTATTATTTACAGGGGTTTATCTATGCGGGACAATACGACCCCGGACCAGATCCACCAGATCCCGGACCAGATCCCGGACCAGATCCCGGGCCGGGCCCAAGTTGGCGAATACCCGGCCAATTAAAATATTGGAATTATGCACCTAATTGGTTCAAAAGATATTCAAGATGAAAGAGAGGTAAAAAATGGCAGTAAGAACAGTTGAAGAAATACTAGAATTAATAGCTCAAAGAGTCGGTGACGATACTTCAGATGAAGCTTTAGGTTTTATAGAAGATATCAGCGATACATTAAGAGATTTTCAGGCGAAAGCAGATGAAAATTACAACACAGAAAAAGATGATGAAATAGCAGAATGGAAGAAAAAATATGATGAATTAGATATGGAATGGAGAAATAGATATAAAGAAAGATTTTTTAACCCGTCTGAGATTAAAGAAAACGATGATTACGTTGATGATATAAATGATATAGAAGAAGAAAAAGAAGTAAAAACAAGTTATGAAGAATTGTTTAAGGAGGAAAAGTAATGCCAAGAAAAATAGCTGTATCAACTTTAAATGCCAGCACTTATGACATTTTAAACGTTATTAGACAGAACGCGTCAGCTGAATATCAGTCAGAAATACCTGTTGTATCATCCGTTGAAGATATAAGAAAAGTGGGAGAAGTGTTTAGAGGTTACCCCGCTCTTGGGAATCAGTTTTTGTCATCTTTACTAAACCGTATAGCATTAGTTAGAATAAATAGTAAACTATTTAATAATGCTTATTCTATGTTTAAAAAAGGTTTTTTGGAATATGGTGAAACGGTTGAAGAAGTATTTGTTAATCTTGTGAAAGCAAGAGAGTTTTCAGTTGAAAAAGCCGCTGATAGAGAATTTAAAAGAAGTATTCCTGATGTAAGAGCGGCTATGCACATAATGAATTATCGTGTACAGTACCCTGTAACTATTCAGGATCAAGATTTACAGATGGCTTTCCTATCTGAAGAAGGTGTACAGGATCTAATCGCTAAAATAGTAGATAGTCTTTATTCCTCAGCAAATTATGATGAATTTTTACTTTTTAAATATCTGCTAATAAAGAATATTACAAAAGGTAAGTTATTCCCTGTACAGTTTGATTCCAGCGATACGAAAAACGCGGCAAAAGCTTTTAGAGGGTTTTCAAATCTTATCACATTCATGAAAACAGAATACAACGAGGAAGGTGTGCACACCTTTACACCAAAAGATGATCAGTATATATTTATGTCGTCTGGATTCAATGCTGATTATGATGTAGATGTGTTAGCAAGTGCGTTTAATATGGGGAAAGCTGATTTCATGGGTCATCTTCAGTTGATTGATGATTGGACTACATTTGACAATGATAGATTTAGTGAAATTGTTGCAAATACGGATATGATAGAACCAGTAACAGCAGAAGAATTAGCATTAATGGCGAATGTTAAAGCTGTTATAGTAGACTCTGAATGGTTCCAAGTTTACGATAACAAGGCTATGTTTACTGAAAAATATGTTGCAAACGGTCTATATTGGAATTATTTCTACAATGTGTGGAAAACTGTATCAACATCTCCTTTCAGTAATGCACTTGTTTTCGTTGATGGCAGTGCAAATATCACTATGCCAGAGTCATTTACTGCACATATTTCCGATAAATCAGAATCAGATATTGCTACAACATTAACATTTGAGGTTGAAACAACAGATGAACAGGCGGCACTGTTTAATCAGGCATTTAGATTTGTTCAGACAGAAGAATTGACAACACAAGGAATCGCAATGCATCCATATGGTGCCGTATTAATACCTAATTCTAAAGTTAAAACAAAATTCAATATTGAAATGGTTGTAAATGGTATAACTTATAAATCTACCACACAAATTGATGGAACAACGGCTGTAGACGCTACAATTGCTCTTAATAAACAGGCGGCCATGATAAATGATATAGTTTAATAATTATAGGAGGGATGACTTATCCCTCCTTAATAGGAGTTTTTTAATATGTATATAGCGCCAGATACTATAGTAAGGGTATTAAGAAATTGTCCGTTAGACAATACATATGATCATACTATATATTTTAACAGTAAATCTGCTCAGACTTCTTACTTTGCGGGTTTAACAGCTTACACTTTTCCAAAAGTGACATATAATAGGTTAAACCAAGGGCAGATAAAAATACAACAAAAAGCAGAGAATTTATATAATTGCAATTACATAATGTATCAAAATACTGGTTTTGGGAATAAATGGTTTTATGCATTTATCACTTCAATTGAATATATCTCAAACGACGTTTCCTTAATAACCTTTGAAATAGATGTAATGCAAACATGGTTTTTTGATGTAACGCTTGAGCAGTGTTTCGTTGAGCGTGAACATGTAATGGATGATACGATAGGTGCTAATATTCAGCCAGAACCTGTAGATTTAGGTGAATATGTTTACGGTGGGTTTTCATCTTCTGGCCATTGTGAAACACCTTGTGCTGTTTTAATGAATAATGTAGGATCTTCAGGTGAAGAAATTCAAAGTACATACGCCGCTAATGTGCTTCATGGTACGGCTTTCCATCCTTATTCTGTAACAGAAACAGGTCAAACAGCTGTGCGTGAAGCATTAAAAGATATAACAACGAGCTGGGATGTGATGAATGAAAGCATTGTATCGGTATTTATGTATTACGCAGATTTTATTGATAACGATGAAATAACCATGACACGTGGTGCAAGTTATAATATTTCTAAATCAAAAAATTACAATAGCATAGATGGGTATGTACCTAAGAATAATAAATTGTTTACTTATCCATATAATTATTTATTAGTCACTACAGACGAAGGGGATAGTTTAACACTAAAATATGAATTTTTTTCAGGAAGTAACTGTAGTTTTGTTATGGCAGGAAGTGTTGCCGCTAACCCGCAAATTTCATTGCAACCCTTAAATTATAAAGGATGTTCCTTCCTTAGAAATGAACAACTAATACTTTCGGGGTTCCCTCAATGCACCTATAATATCGATTCTTTTAAAGCTTGGTTATCCCAAACAGCCAGTAACCCTAGCACATGGACTAATTTATTTCAATCCGCGGCTTCTGGTGCTTCTATGGGAGGCGGGCAAGGTGCGGCAATAGGAGCCGCTACCGCTCTTATAGGTACAGCTATAGGAGGAGGGTTAGCCGCCGTTAATCCTCCAGAAGTTAAAGGAACTTCACAGTCTGCTGTAAACTACTCTCAAGGTAAAAAAGATTTCTATTTTTATACAACGTATATAACATCAGATTATGCTAAAAGAATAGACAATTTTTTTGATGTATACGGTTATGCTGTAAATATGCATAAAACACCAAATAGATCAGGAAGACCGCACTGGAATTATGTAAAAAATAAAACTACTAATTTAGTAGGGAATGCTCCAGCTGATGACGTTAACCAAATAGTCTCAATATATAACAAAGGTATTACTTTTTGGAAAAACGGTAATGAAGTTGGAAATTACTCTCTAGACAATAGTATATAAAGGTGATACAATATGGGTAGGAATAAAAATAATAGAGAATTCTGGCAATCAGGTTCCGAAAACAACCAAGCATATTATTATTATTATAATAGATTAACTGAATTATCGATTTCATCATTTAAATGGAATAATTTACCAGAAACAGTAGACAGTAGATTTATGGAATTAACCCTTTTTAGATATGGGCAGGCTGTTTTTTTTGAAGATGAAATATTAGGGTATTTGTGTTTAACAAATGCTTTAAACGGAAATTGGAATATTTATAATATTCCAATTAACAGAAGAGCCTATGCCACTAACGGTTATAACAAAGAACTTACTGCTAAAGACAGTGTTATTATTTACAATAATTTATTACATTTAAATACTTCAAATCAAGTTAGATATTATGCTAAAAGATTAGCACATATGGATAGAATAATAGATGTAAATATAATGACTCAAAAAACACCTATACTAATAAAATGTGATGAATCCGAAAGATTAACCATGCAGAATTTATACATGAAATATACAGGAGATCAACCATTTATTTGGGGAGA